CGTTTACTTTCAAATGGCCATTCAACTTCACGAGTAACGATCGGTAAGTATTCAATATCTTGATCTTGTAAGAAACTATTGTATGCTAATAGTTCTGCTTGTTCTCTAACACTCCATATAACGTGTATATGATCAAAATGATCGTACGTTGCAGGGTCTCTTAGAAGCGATATAAACGGTGCTATGCCAGTTCCTGTAGCAAGTAACCATAGTTCGCCGCCTAATTCTAAATTAGCAAGGGTAAGGGTTCCAGTTGGTTTGTGACCAACTTCAATTGTATCGCCTTCTTTAATATGTTGTAACCTACTGGTAAGAGGTCCGTTTGGAACCTTAACACTATAAAACTCAAGTTCTTCATCATATGGTCCGCTTGTAAAACTATATGCTCGCATAATATCGTCGTCGCCCATACCGATCATTGTAAACTCACCTGCTGTGAATCTATAGGTACTAGGTCGTTCTGTACGAATACGAAATAATGTATCTGTATAGTGTTGTACTTCCGTTACTTTTAGATTCATTTTACTCCTCGTAATAATTTTCTGCTAATTGTCTTAGCATTGCAATTAATTCTTCAATGGTATTTAGGTCTTGACTATTGTCAGTATCTATTTCCACTTCCATTTTAATTTTCATTTTATTCTCCAAAATCAAACAAACTATTAAATGTTGTATGTGACTTAGTATCTTCTAATGGGTAGTTAAGCACACCGATTAAATTATCTAGTTTGTTATCAATAATTGTTTCCGCCATTGCTGCATCATCAAACGGAAGTTCTTTAAACCATTCTGGAATACGTAGCTCGTCTGTTGGATACGCTACACTAGTGTAGCCTAACGGATTTTGTTTTAATTTACAAACAATAACTTTCATACCGTCAACAATCTCTTGTGAGTATTTGTCTCCGTTCATACGCTTTAGTGTATTCCAGTTAATGCTTGCTCGTACGTGACCTGGCATATTTGCCTTGCCTTGTTTTTGTTCTAGTCGACCATAGTGGCCTACTTTATTTGCACGTTTAGGTGAACCTTTTTCCCAACCAGGCATTTGTTGAAACTCTTTACGGAATACAGTAATACGTTCAAGCACATCTGCTTGTGGAACATCTGTAAGTACCATAAGCAAAAGTTCTTTCAAAAAATCCTGCATAAACACAGGAGTATCTGATCTACGCAAGTCTAAGCCCATTGCCTTTACTTTACCAGCTTTACCGTCTGTATCAGTTCTAAAACCTTCGTTGTCAATTACTAATGCTGCATAACGCTTCTTAGTAATATACAAGCCAGATTGTGCAATAATTTCACGACCGGCTGCAATAACATCTGAACGACTCTTTGGACAATGAAACGCTTTATACATAAAGTCTGGGAATGTTGTATTTGCTTGCTCGCATACTTGATCCATAAGTGTAATGCACTTTTCTTTAGACCATTCTAACTTACCACTTTCAACATCATCTTTAAGTATTGGCCAAGCACTGAAGTAACAAGAATCTGTATCACCATAAATCATTGCTTTACCTACGTGATCATACTCACCTGTAATAACTTTGTTTACCTCTGCACTCATATGCTTAACAATAGTTCTACCAGTCAGTGTAGTACTCTGTCCAATTCGCTTGTCAAAGAATCTACATCCTGGATTTAGAATCGCTCCGTAAAGCGAGTTCAAATTAATCTTTTTAACCAACTGTCTCTTATCCCAATATTCAATCTCAGCGGCATTTTCTGCATCTTTTGCTTTCTTAAGCATTTTCTGCAAATCTTTACGTTCGCTATACCAACGTTTAAGAATACCCGGAATAACACCTTCAAACGCAGTTGTAAATATTGTACCGTTCGCACTAAGCATCCACGGCATATTACTATCAAATATAAGTTGATATATTTCTGCACCGCTTAGTACATCAGTACGTCCGTCTTCCCAGTCAATAGTTAGTGCAATATCTTTGCGTTGATCCATAACTGCTTCATATTCTTCTGTACTAAAGCGTCCTTCCCAACTACCTGCAAATGACTTTTTCTTTAGTGTCATATCTTCGTGTACACGAGCATCGCTAATCTCAGGACGTATTTGCCCTATAACAGTCTCAGGAGCCATATTTAATGCACGAATCACACTAGGATACAGTGAATTCAAATCCATTGAAGCAATCCACTTGTGTAAACCCTTCTTTGGAAATGCAACATATGCACCTGCCGCCTGTGTGTTTTCTGTGTCGTCACGTTTAGGTCTATTAGGAACTTGCAGTCCACGGTTGTGTGCTTCGTTAATAATACCTTGCTCTGTAACAGCAACAGCACCCATAGTGGTCTGTAGCAACACTGTATTTTCGTGTGCAATACTATTACTAAGGTCAATAAATCTTAGTTTTTTGTCCAGCTTGTCCAGTAGTGCGGTATCTTGTATGTTGTATTCGATGAACTTTCTAAAGTCATTGTTGTACAACTGGTCCAAAGTGCCTTCATAAGGGACTTTATTTTCACCAACTTCGATTTCGCCAATGGCATCAAGTCTATATGTGTGTCGTTCTTCATATGTGTATTTACGATATAATTCCAAACTATCTAAATGCACTCTGCCTATTAGGTCAAAGGTAACAGCTGATTTGCCATACTTTTCATATTCACGTTTCTTAGGCAGTTGTCCCCACAAACAAAAACGTCTTGTGTCATCTTTGCTTAGTACACGACTAGTTCTGTTTACAGTATAAGGAATATCATAACCTTCGCTGTTCCAACCACTTAAGATATCAGCATCTTGAATTAAATCTAAGAAAGTATCAATCATTTCACTTTCTTTTTCAAACAACATTACATTGTCAATACCTTCTAATTCTGCTTTTGCTTGTTCCATTGTAAGTGTCTTAGGCGGAACTGCTAAACATACCATTGTTTCTAACCACTGTAAGTATACAGATATAGAAGTAATAGGCATAAATGGATCAGCAGGATCAGCAAAGCCACGCTCTGGATCAAAATCTGTCTCAATATCAAAGAAAGCAATGTTTAGTTTAGGAGCATCTTGATTAAGATAGTTTTCACTTAAACATTGGAATATAGGATTAATGTCACTTTCAAATAGTTTTTTATCTCTATTAATAGCAACTTCTTTTCGAAAGTCTTTTGTGTTCTTACACACAATACGACTTAGGGGATCGCCAAATACGCTTTTGTATTTGCCTTTGGGATCTGTATAATAAAAAGTATACTTTGCACTATATTCTGTATAGTGTCTTTTACCATCCTTGCGTTCGACAACACGAATAATATCCTGATCGCGATCGAACATCGCATCTACGTATGGCATTCATTTCTCCTTTGTTGCTTGTGGCCAACTTAACCTTAATACTTGCCTAGCTATTGCTATTGGCGTTATAATTATTTATTAGAACAGCAGTCCTGCAATATAAATTGCGGTTAATCCTGCGTTCATTACAATAAGACTTTTTTCTTTCCATAGAACTCCAATAAGTATCCATAGACTGTTACTAATAATGAATGCCCAAATGTACAAAGGGTAAACATTAAATGCGGCTAGTGTAGCGGCTGTCAGTAAACATACTGTAGCTACCCACGCTAACCATTGATAAGGCTTTACCACCATAGTGAGGCAACTCCAAATCCAAATACATTTACCATAGCAAAGTATCCAGTTAGTAACATTACCCAGGCAGCACCACGTCTAAAAGACGCATAGCATTGTGTAACACTACCTACTAAGAATCCAGGGTATACTATAAGTAGATTAGGATTATTTGCTGTTAGGGCAAGGGTTAGACTAGCATATACTGTGAATACAAAACTTACTAGTTCAAAGTAGAACGCAGTTTTATCACTGGTATAACTATCTATCCAAAAGTCTTTTATTCGATTAATCACTTATCGTAGCCAAGCGTAACAATTAATGTTTCTAGATCATCATATGCATCTTGATGATTTTCCCAATCACGTTTTTGTGCAATTTTAATTGCTTTGTTAATAAGACTTGGTTTGATATCTAACTCTTCTGCTACAGCCTTAACTGTGTCTTTTAAGCCTGTGTTTAAATCTTCAACTTCTTGTAAGACTGTTACACCTTCTTGTACTAGTCTTTGTAGTTTTGCTTTTTCTTCAGCACCGTAGGTACGACTGCTCATATTGAACTCCTGTGTTTAGTTAACTTATATTATAGTGGATATTTAGGTAAAAGTCAAGTAAAAGTTTTACTTTTTGGCAGATTTAAATTCGTATTCTGCTAATCGACGATAGAGCTCGTCTTTGATAAATGATTCTTTTTTGGCGTTTTTAGTTGCAGTTGCGTACATAACTGCTTCTGCGTCTTTGCCGTAACGCTTTTTAAAGTCGTCTTTGTTCTTTTTCATACCTTTAACGATTTTTTCTTTTTTGTTTTCTTCGCCTTTAGTAAGTGAACGTTCTGATAATAATGCTTCAAGTTTAGCAACACGTTCTTCTAGTTGTGCAATACGATCATCTTTGTTCACAACAGGCATTGACTCCATTACAGGTTGCGCTACTCTAGGAGTAGCAGTAGTAACACCTGCTAGTGCAGCAAAATCATTTACAGAATAGTCTTTGTCCATTTGCAACGAACCTTCAGCAACATTGTAACTTTCAACTACTGTCTCCGGAATTTCAGGAGCAGGTTGACTAGAACCACCTTTAAGTGCTTCTATCATTTTTGCTTTATCTTCTGCAGGATTAGTTGGTTCTATATCAAACAGTTTTTTTTGAAGATCGTGAAAGTCCATAATTACATCTTTACACAGTTGTCTACTGTTTTGCCGCCTTTTTTCTTAGTGCCCATACGCTTGTAGCCTTTCCAGCATACTTTGCCATCAACACCTTTTTGCTTTTCTTCAGGAAGTGTTGTGTAACTTGGATTACCACAGTCTTTACAAACGGCTTTAGTTTCTGCAAGTTTATTTCCTAACTTGTTTGCTAAAGATTCTTTGTACTTGTCTTTCTTTGCAATAGCAATAGCAGCTTTTTGTTTGTTGCTTTTACCTTTGCCTTCGCTTACAGCATTACAGTTACAGTGTGGACAGTCTGGGGGACATTTACAATCTTCTCTTTTAACATCTGAACCACAACACTTGTCTGAACAATGTGTATCTCTAGCCTCAGTTACATCTTCGCTAAATTTTAGATCATAATCTAAGTTATGATACACACTACCAATATAGTCTGCTGCTTTAGTAATTTTAGCTTGTTGCCATCCTTCAAGACCGTCAGCTTCAGTAATGTCCTTCATCATATCGTGTAATTTAATAGCATACTTTGCAATCTTATAAAGATCGGCACGTGCCATTTGTACTTCGTGATCTCTTTCAGCCATATCAGCTAGATCGGCTAATCCTTCTTTAATTGCATTATTCATTGTTTTGTCCTTTAATTCGTTTTCAATAACGTATTCTCGTTTAGTTTTATCTGTTTTATTATATGCGTTTACTCCGTCTCGAGATGAAAGTCTTTTTCCGTTACTTCCTATCCATTGAGCAAGTTTAGGATTGTATTCGTACTTGATTCTACCATCTGTAAAAGTAGCAAGTTTTGGAATAGGTTTTTTTGGATTTAACTTATCATTACTTGTTTCTGGTGAAGACTTAGTTTTTTTTAATTTTTCAGTACCTTTACCGCCTGCTTTAGGAGTAGGCTTTTCCTTTTCATCTTTGCCCTTGTCTGTAAAAAATGACTTAATACCTCTCTCAAGAGAATCAGGACCTAACCAACCCTTACCTTTTTGTGTTGATTGAAAGCCTTTAGCAACACCTTGCTGGAATCTTTTAAATGGATTTTCTACTATGTCTTTTCTACGCATAATGTATTTATCGCTTGTTCTTTTTCTTTTTCTTTTTATGTCCTAGGATATTTGCATCAATGTCAAGAGCGTTTTTAGCAGTGCCATCTTTATTTTTCATTTGACGACTAACCATTCCACCTACTGGAGTTGCTACGGCTGCTATTGCACCTGCTGTTGTTTCGCATAAATCACTTATTTTCATTGTACTTTCTCCAATATTCGTTACGTTCATTTGTACTAGCCTTACGTGCTTCGTGTTCTTTATACTTAGCTATGTAATGTTCTAGATCAGCTGAAGTCATTTCTTTTTGCCTGACTTCATATTAGCACACCAGTGGTACATTTTAGCACGTTCGCCGCTGGCCTTTTTTGCTTTTTTACGTAAACTGGTTACGCTACCATTACAACTAGCACCTGACTTCTTTACTCGTCCAGGTCTGCTTTTGCCTTTTTTCTTACCATCAGCAAAGTTTTCATTAGTTTCTTTATCTTCTTTGTCTTTCTCGTACTTCTTAATAGAATCACGAGCTACTTTAATCATTGCTTTGTCGTGTTTGGCAAGTGTACGTTTTGTTTTCTCTCTTTGGTCATCAGCATAAGTTTCTTTTACGTTTTCTACTACGTCATCAATCATATGTACACGAGCATATTCTGCACCTGTTAAACGTAGTGCATCAAGTCTATGATGTCCGTTAATCACTCTACCTCTACGGTCAATTTGTAAAGGTTCGTAATTGTCATTTAAAACTTTTACTAATTGCTTACCTAGTTTATTCCATTGACGTTCACTTTGTACACTTTTAAGTTTGTCTAGTTTAATTTTACCTAGCGGACCCATCTTTTTAAGTTGTGGAGGTGCTTCACCGCCTGTGGGTTTTTCGTCATAATGAAAATCTTTATAACCACTGGCATCTTGTACCTTATATCCTATGCGCTTTAGTTGCTTCATAAGATACTTCATTTCTTTAGAACCTGCATAAGGAGCAACAACCATATCTGGTTCGTCTACATTAGAATTTGCCGGCATACTTTTTAGATTAGCCATATTAGTGCCTAATTTTATAAAATCGTATTCACCGTCAGCCTTAACAACAAATGTATTTGCAGGATTTTTAAATAAATTACCTTCTTCAACTGGCTCTTGCATATGCTGTTTAATTGCTTTTGCTGTTCTTTCAAACTTATGATCTTTGTGCTTAAAGCCTATACCACCTGCTGCTTCCCATTTAGCAACGTTAACACCGTAGTCGTCAATTAGTATGTTAGGTGTACCATCTGGTTGTGTAGCAAACTTTGCTTTATCTTGTGTAATAATAATTTCTTTAGGTGGAAAAAATGCTAGATTCTTTTTAATCCATTCACGCTTGTGTGGTTCTGAATTTTTATCACCTGGTAACGGTGAGCTACAAATACTATATTCGCCCTTTACTTTTTTAATAAGTTCTAACAAAGATTTTGCATTGTCTGTTACAGGTAAGTTAAGCCAAAAGTCATCTGTATTTCTAATTTTTTCTAAGGCTGCATTTACATCTTTAATATCACGGAAACTGTCTACACCCATTAGTTTAGCCCAGTCACCAAAAAAGTCTGCAAGCACACCATCCATATCTACATAGATTTCTGTAGCACTTGCTATTTCACCTAGTGCTTCTTCTAAGTCTTTTAGGTTATCTAATGCTTGACTAATATGTAAAGCTAGATCTTTAGATTCTGTCATACCAAGGTTAAACAATACATTTGTTTTAGAACCTTTTACTTTACTAGGATGATTTTGCGGACGTCCGTCTTTGTCTACTTTAAATCCAAACTTTGCAGCTTGTTTTTTAATTTCGTTAGGACCAACATCAGGCGTAGTGTTAACACCTGGAACAATTCTTCCATCTTCGTATAGTTGACGTAGTCTCATTTCTTAGTGCGTCCTCTAAATGTATGTCCCGTCATATAAGGCTTAGAGAACCAAAGTTCAAACCATTCCTTATCACCAGGTTTAATATTATTGTCACGCTCTTTCTGCTTAATAGCAGTAGCAGTTTGTGACATATTTTCTAGAGTGTATTCTGTATACCCTTTAAATTCATTTACACCAGCGAGCTTTTTAATATAGTCGAGTTCATCCACGTTTCATTGCCTCAACTATATCTTCTGCTGTGATGCGATATTTTTGATTACCGTGTGCTTTAACTTCCTTACCTACCATAAATTTTAATAGTTTAGATAGTTTTTCTATGTCATTTTCTTTCATAACATAATCTTTAATCATATCACGCAAATATTCTACTAATCCACCTTTGTCTAAAACTAGATCACTTTCAAGTTTAGCATCTGATTTAAATGCTTTGTCAGTACCAATTTTAGATGCTAATGCTCTGCGCTTTTTAATTTTGTCTTGTACACTATCTTCTTCTGGAGGACGTTTCTTTTTAATAGTTGTACGTTTTGGAGATTTAGTAGCAAAGCCTAGTATTTCGTCTATTTCTTTACCTTTAGCACGTTGATCATCAACCCAATCTTCATATTCTCGAGCACTTTGTACTTTGTCTGAATCTGGAGCATAGCCCATTGCAATTAATTCTTCTGAACTTTTACTAGGTTTTTCCGGACGTATTCCTTCTTGTGCAGGAACTTCATCTTTAACACCCATACCTTTACGTACAGCATCATACATTTTTTGTGCTAGTGCTGGTTTAGGTACGCCTTGACTAAACGCTTCTAAGTTTCCTTCAGCAGCCGCAAGTCTCATTTTACTTGCACTCATACCTTCTGCACCATCTGCATCTGGATCACGTTCACCTGCATTTATAACAGTGATACTATCAAAGTTATATTCTTTGCCGTTATAGTCGTTAAATAATTTGTCAAAACTTGCAACACGATCCGAACCTGCTACATAGACAACATCTGTGTAACCTAGTTTCTCTAACATTTGTAACATCTGAATTGGTGTACGTACTGTAGGGTGTCCTACATTAACACCGGGAAAAAACTTTTTTGCAAATTCTAACTTTACATCGAATGGTAAAGGATTGTCTTTTGGTTTTTGTGTTTGGCTTAAAAAGATATAATGATCACCGTTTTGTTTTTTAACAGCATTAACAAGTTTTTCGTGCCCAATAGTTGGCGGATTCATACGACCAAATGCCGCAACTGCTACCTTCTTTGGTGCTTCATATAATTCTCTTAATAGCATTAGATTTCGACCTTATACATACCTTTTTTAATATTAGGCATTTCTTCTGCACTAATTTTATCTACACAAGCCTTTTTATCCTTTTCAGTAAAAACATCTTCAGCACGTTTGTTTTTGATATATTTTTTACAATAGCCCTTAACACCTTGATCAACTATAGGTTTTAGCATTATAGCAGGATCAACTGAATCTCCCCTTTCCATTCTATCACTAACATCCGCCATTGCTGGAAAAAATGTTTTACGATAAAACATTGGATCATTACGCATAAAAATAGCAAGATCTTCAGCTACATCAAAAGGAACTTCATCTTTTTGCGGTTCTTGTATTTCAAATAATTTCATATTACCACTTCCTGCAAGACCAATAACGTGCCTTAGTACGTGGACCAGGATTATCACAGTTGTGTCTTGCTCTAAACGAACGTCTTGCAGCCGGATTATTTTTTCTAATCTTCATCGACTTACCTTTAACACTGCTACCACCGTGTCCAAAGTTTACTTTTTTAACATTACCTGTCTTTGGATCTTTAACGTAGACTTTAAACTTCTTAACATCGCCTTGCATAGGCTTGCCTAGTTTAACTTTACGGCCTTGGTATTCTGCTTCGTCTATTGGATCATCATCTTCGTTGTACCACATAACACCGTATTGTTCATAAAACTCGTCATCGTCTTCATATGTTTCTTCATCTTCGGCTACTTCACCGTCTGCACTAATTTCAATATCAAAGTCTTCATAACCTTGATCAAAAACATATTCTGCTAGTTTGTTAGCAAAGTCGTCTGCTTCTTGTTCACTTAGTTCTGCTGACAATGGCATTTCAAATATACTTGCACCTTGTTCTGATTCGTATATTACGCTTCCTGGGAATACTGATTCGTTTAAACTTTCGTTTAACGATTCCTGTTTCTCCATTACTACTCTTACAAAATGTTCCATAATACTTCCTTTTTAGTATTTATCCTGTTGGTGCTGAACTCTTGTAAGGATGACTTACAGGTAAATTGCCTGTTAGTGCCCACTTGTGAGCAAGATATCCTTCTGCTTTTTCAAAATCTGTTATGTCTGTTCCGCCTGTGCCAGGAACGTCTGCTACCGTAAAAAACTCTGCCATTCTACCCTGCATTCGTTCGTTAGCTCTATTGCGGACT